AAGACAAAAAAGCCGCTATTTCTAGCGGCCTTGTTTTGATGTTACGCGCCAACACAAGTCTGGCGCTTCCTATCCGCCAAGGTCGCAATGCATTGGTCGGGTTTGGATGGTTAAGCGCTCTAAGGCAGTGCTTGGTAATCTTAAAACAAAAAACCACCCGATTAAAGGTGGTCTTTTAATTTATATCAAACATCGCCTGACTTCTTGGCCGGAAAAACGAGTTTGACTTTAGTTTCTGCAAACAGATTGCATTACTCGGTGTAAACAATCGCAGTACAGGCAATACGCATCAATGTGTCAACGGCCTTGCATCTGTAGCCATTGCGCGGTGTCAAGCGCCTGACAAACCAACTCAACAAACGCCGCAGCGGAGGCGAGTAGTAGCATCATAACGAAGCCTTTAACTAGCAGCACGCACGTACTCAACAGATAGTTTGATAACTTGTTCAGGGTTTGGCTCGTTTTCAAAGTAGTACTCTTCCAAGGCATCATACGCATCAAAGCTCGTGCGCGTTTCAATGTGTGTCGTGCCGTCTGCGTGGGTTTCGGTGATTTTGTATAAGTTCAGCCCGCTCATTGGTTCAACTCCGCATCTGCCAAAAACATCTGCTCAACCGTTGCGACAATCGTCATGCGCTCAACCGGTGTTGCTGTAATAAACTCACCAAGCAAGCTGTAGACTTCGCTGTTTTTGGTTTGCGCTCTAAGCTTACGTGCCGTTTGAATCATCGCGACTTGCACGTTACGCGCTTCGTTTAGCGCCAGGCGATACGCAAGCGCTAGAGTTAGTGATTCGCTGTTTTCGTTCATGCTTCATCTCGTGCTTTTGCGAGTAGCTGTTCGATTCGCTTGGCGAGTGCGCAGTTTCCGAATCCGCCGGCGTCAAGAAGTCCATCGCTTATCTCGTCAAGCAGGCTGTACATCTCCGGCGCTGCGGCGATTAGTGCGGCGTTGGTATCGCGCTCTTTGCAGTTCCACATGGCACACACTTGGGCGCCGTTATCGCCGCTAATTTGCAGCCTGCCATTTTTACTAATTCTTGCTTTCCAATTTCCTTTAGTTCTCATCTCAATTCTCCGTTGTTGAAAGCGCCATTATGGCGCGGTTTTTGGTTGTTATTGCCAGACTTCGCTAATGATTAGCCGCCCAAGCTGCGGACGCTTTCCGGTTACCCTCTCAGCCCATATCATTAAATCCTCGATTGTTACTGCATCAGACTCAAACACTGCTGTGTATTTATCTGTCGTGTATCCGGTTTCTGAATACTGATACGCATCCGTTTCTATCGTTGCGGCTATCTTCATTTTCTCACTCCAAAATCGGCTTAACATCACGGCTTTTCAGCCACACTTCGCCAAGCAGCGGGCAAACCATCGCACCAAGTTTTACCCAGCGGGCAATCTGGCTTTGATGCACGCCCATCAGGTCAGCCAGCTTTTGCTGGCTCCCGTGCTTGCGGATTAGGTCGGTGATTGGGGTCATAGTTTTGCATCCGGCACTTTTTCACCAAGGCTTTTTAATTTGCGCATGGCTTCATTAAATTTTTGAGCGTATTCATTGGCCTTTACGCTGTCGCCAACCATCAAGAACTGTGAGCGAGAATATCCTGCCGTTATGTTTTTGTATGCGACATATGCTGCGCGAGCTTTGCGCTTATACCACCAAGCTTTTAATTTATTAATCATCGACAACCTCCCATTGTTAGGCTGGATTACCAGCCTTTTTTCTCGTAGAAATCAATTCCAGCGTCAAACGTCTTAAAGTTTTTGCGCATACCATTTTGGTGCTTGAACTGCCATGAGCTATCGTTATTTACTGGGCATGTATAGCAAACTGCTTCCATTGTTTTTACACCGTCGCTATGGCGGATTAAGAATTTTTGGTCGCCGTTTTTGCTGCTGTTCATTTGAGTTACTTTCATTTTCCGTCTCCGTTGTTTGCGTTATCGCGTTTCGATGAGTTAATAATATCACCTCTGCGTGATAACGCAATACGGTTTGGTGATTATTTTATCTGGTCGGATGAGTTGAGGCCATTAGCGCGCTCAATCCTATCCTGTGCGATTTTAAAATAACCTTCATCCAGCTCAATGCCGATGAAGTCGCGGTTAAGATTCACACAAGCAACGCCAGTCGTGCCGCTGCCCATGAATGGGTCAAGTATTTTCTGTGGATCGTAATCTGCCTGCTCAATAAGGTGTGACAGTAAACCAATTGGCTTTTCTGTTGGGTGAACCGACCTGCTGTAGTGGACTTTTTTAAAATCAAGTATTGTTTTCAGGCTGTTGGATTTGGTTACAAACCTTCCTTTAGTTAAAAGTAATATTAGTTCATGCACTGGCCGCCAATTTCCACCCATGCCGAAATGACCTTTATTCCAAACTAGAAGATTCTTAACCTCAAATCCAGCTATTTTTGCAGAGTTTATAAACTCAGAGACGCAATGATGCGAGCAGAAAATAAAAGCTGCTGAATTTTTTGGGAGAACCCTGAAGCACTCTTGAAAAAAATCATCAGCCCACGATAGGGTTGCGTCGTTTTTTATTTTCACTCCATGAAATTTACCAGACTTACGCTGTGGCGTTAAATCCATTCCATACGGCGGGTCAGTCAAAACCATATCAACTGAACCATCAGGAATTTCTTTCATTCGCTCAAGGCAATCGCCTTGTATCAATGTAATTTTACTCATTTGCCAACAACTCCGCCCACAGCGCCATGTAATTAACGCCATCCACAGCGCTATCCAAATGAAAGCCTTCCGTCGCATTCTGCCGCACGATTTTGAGCATCGCCAACATCAGACAAACATCAGCGCCGCTAATGGCTTTTCCTGTCACTGCATTAAACGCTTCTGCGACTTGGTTAAAAGAAAGCTCTTTCTTGCCGTTCGGGTCGTACGTTTTAGCGCGCTCAGAAAGCGTTTTAAGCCCTTCTAACAAAAAGTCAGCCGCTGATACTGGTTGGCGGAGTTCGTCGCTTGTGGTGCGTTCTGGTGCGTTGTAGTGCCCCATATCGTCCTCTGTTCTGTCACGCCCGATTCGGTCAATGCGCTCGTCGGTTTCTGGCCATTCCTTCGGAGATTGCTGGTAATCGTGCTGCAACTTAAGTTCATCAGTCGGTATGTGCGCAGCTTCCCATCTATCAGCTCTGCTGTATGTGCAATAGAGTTTGCCAAATAGGTGCGTATAAAACATTCCTGCGGCGTAGAATTCAGCGCCTTTTGGTGCGTTTAGCCAATCAACGTTACTCATGCTTCATTACTCCGTAAAAACCCGTTGTTATCTGTGTAAAGCTCGCCACTCGCCAACATGCGCTTGGCGATTTCTTTTGAATTTGGACGCAGCTCATTGAGCTTTACGAATCCGTGCTTGCAGGCTTGCTTTAGTGAGTAGTGCAAGCCTCGGCTGATTTTCATAACTTGCTCCATAAGCCAATTTCCCTAACACGCTCTTTCAGTTTGTCGTACTTAGCCATGCCGACAGTCTCTGATTCCAAAGCCATGATTAACGCAGAAAACGGGTTTCTACTGCAAAATGACTTGTTCATAACATTAACGGAAAAGAAAAAGCCTCTGTGAATTCCGATGTGTAAATTTATTTCAATGTACACCTCCAAATCATCTGGCTTTGCAGCCCACGCCGATGTTTCTATCGCGCTCATTCTGTATAGATTTATTTTCATTTGTAAGCCACTCCTGCTGCGTCTAGTGCGTCGATGACGTCATCGCGGTACAGTGCAGCGTCAATGCCGCACACGAAGAAGTCAGGCAACTCCACCACCAACGCCGCACGGCTGGCTCTCCACGCATCTTCGTATGCATTAAAAAGTCGTTGCGTCATTGGGTTGATGTAAAACCCATCAGCATCAAGCTCGGTGCTGTAGTCCCATAACTTGCAATGAGTCTCAAAACTTTCCTTGCTTTCGTCTTCGATTGTTACTTCGTTACTCATCTTCATCCTCCATCCGCTTACGTTCAATCGTATGCCTGTCAAACTCCTGCTGCGGACTAAGCCCGCCAAAAAACTCAGCGTGTCGCTGGCGTTCGGCTTCCCACTTATCGCTGTCGCACTTAGAACCAAGTGTCTTGCTAACATGCGCCGGAGTACAGCCTGCCAGCTCCGCTATCTGCACGTAGCTCGTCAAGCCTTGCGCGGATAGCTGGATGATTTTTGCTTGGAGGTTGGT